AGGATTAAAACTAGGGACACCAGAATCGCAGTACGTAACCAGTCCTCTCTCGTCATCACTTCCGAGAGTTTTAGATTTGCTATTTGCTTCGTGGGCTTCGACACAACCAGGCACGTCAACGATGGGAAGACCAATATTTACCACTACAGGTGGTGCAAGTGGTATAGATGTGTAGTTTTCTGAAGATGTTACGACCTGTGGAATGTCAATCTCCCTGATGTTAATGTTAGGAGAAGTAATGTTAGGGATTTCAGGCATCAGTCATCCTTAAATAAATTCGCAATAGCACTCAATGCTGAATGGAATGCAACATAAAGGAAAAATGTTTCAGATGCTTCTTTTTTCTGTTGCTTTTTATATGTGGATTGTGCCATAACTTTTAATAACAATCTACGTTATTTAACAAAACTCATCAAACTTTAATTAACAATCGTTAAAGACACTGCCAACTTGTGACCCTGCTTCAGATCCAATCTTCTGACCTAGGAGCAATGCCCAACCACCTGCCAACCATCCGATATAAGGAATGCCGACAACAGCAGGGACAATAGCACCAGCAGCAATGCTAGTTCCTGCCATCGCACCTTGTGACCGTGCTCCAGCGTCCGCCACTATGCACTCTACGTCTTTTGCAGACTTTCCCTCGGCGTCTGCAGCGCCACCCCCTAGGTTTCTAGCACCCTCTCTGGTGTATTGATCACGACGATACTCATTACGATTAGTGGTGCCACCGCCAAACCAACCTCTCTTCTCTTGATTCAAACGTAAGGATTTTTCAGACTCTAAAATTTTAGGATCATCGGCACGAAACTCAATCTCGTATCCATCCTTACCTGCTTTGATCTTGTAGGAGGAATAAGGACCGTGAGGAATGTTGATTGTGGGAACTTGCTGCACTTTCTCTTGTGGTCTCAACACATAACCCAGAAGTCCAATGTGTGAAACACCTATGACGGCACCCAATGCCAACGCCGCCACCTTTATTGGTGATCTTTTCTTTGTTGGTGTTTCCATTGGTGTTTCCTCAATAGGTGTTTCCTTGGACTTCCAGAGTTTCATGGCATTGGTAGCGCAGGACCAGTTGTGGTTGGCATAGCAGGACCAGTTACTTTAGGTAACTCAGGCATTGCTGCGTCTAACATCCCTGGGAGGGCGTTTGCGACTGCTTCTGTCGCTGCTTTGGCAGCAGCACTCTTTGCAGATTCAATCATTGCATCTTTGTTCATGAGGACATAACCAGCACCGCCAATGAGGGCAGCACTGGTTAGACCTGAGAGAAGTGCAATAATGTTAATTAACTTTTGCATTTTCTTCTTCCTCTTTTTTACCAATAGGGGGTGCTTTTTTAGGAGCGGCACCACCAGACTTAGCAGGGCTGAGTCCGAAGGCAGCTAACGAACCAGAAAACACGGATGCGATAAAGGTAGGGTCAAAGTCAAGGATCTTTTGACCGTTGGGAAGTCTAACGTAACTAAAGGTTAGGAGAGAAGCAGACCAAATAAGTACAACAACTTTCACCAAATTACCAAGGACTTCACTTTTATCTTCATGCTGGTCGTCTTTCTCTTCTACCTTTGCTTTGGATTTGTTGCCAAGCATGGGTAGTGAGAGTAAGGCTCAGTTATTTATACTTCCGCAGGAGTTTTCTTCTTGCCAATATTATACTTAGACTCTAAAGTCCAATCACCTTTATCTTTGAATGATAACACTTTGATCTGATTGAGTGGTGCAAGATCTTCTGCTTCCTCAGCACGAGTAATCTCTACAAGACCCCAATCCGAAAGAAGTTTAGAGATACGATTACGTCTCTGCACATCATTCTGAGTAATGTTTGTAGGTTTACCATCTAGGGCAAACAATTCTTTGAAATGCACAATATAATACTTACCACGTTTGTGCAGAATATGACAAGATTGATACAGTTTACGCTCTTTGCGAGATGCAACACCAATACGAGTAAGGGTTTCTCTCACTTTCAGGAAGTCATCAGGCTCCTTAAGCGTAACCTCTAGCATCATATCTTGTGACCAAGAGATCTCCTCAGTCATCGCTTTCCTCCAGTATTCAATTTAGATTTAATAACCTCAAGTTGCTCCCTAGTCAAGATTCGCATTGCTTGTTGAGCATTCTCAGTGTTATAACCATAGTATTTTTTCACTAGGTCAAGGTCACTGTCTTTCGACTTCTTATCCCAAGGAGAAAATCTTTTGGATTTCCTAACACTATGTAGGTAAAATGAATATTGTAGATCATTATCAAGATGCTGAGCACCATTCATAGCGTTGGCATACATCAGAGTATCAAGATGCTGTGCCAGGCACTTGTTAATAACGAAAGCAGGATACTTCTGCATTGCTCTCTCGTCTTCAGTCAAATCTCCTTGCTTCAAGTTGATACTGTTGAGATAATCTTTGAGAGGGATCTCATATTCCTTACTCAAAACAGTGCCTCCAGAGGTGTAGATTCGGTGAAATTGGTGACAAGCAACTCAGTCTTGTGCTTGTTATCTGCTCGGTGCTTCATACCATAAGTGATACGAAACTCTTCTTGGTTATAACCTGCATAACCTTCTTTGAGATCAATATCATTGTTGTAAGTCACCATCCATTTGTTAGGACACTTCCGACACTCAGCAATAAAGTCGTCATGATCAAAGGTTTTATGCATCTCAGCATTGGTGCCATACAGATAACTACCGATCTTATATGGAGGATCAAGGAAGCAGAAGACACCATCACCATCAGGTTGCATGACCTCAGTATAGTCCAGATTTGTGATCTCCCAGTGCTGAATGATCTCTGAGATATTCTTCAAATGCTTAGCACCCCGTGTAGTAAAGTTTTGATTTGAAGCAGAGGCAGAAAAGGAAGAGTTTTCAGTCAACCCAGAGTAGCTACACTTATTAAGAATCCAAAAAAGGACAGCTTTGCGAAAAGGATCTGCTTTGGATATCTCTTCCTTAGCAGAGATGAATAACTCTTTAGCCTTCTCTTCCGTGCTGTTGTCTTCCTTGATCCCAACAAGGACATCAGAGAGGTTGTCACCATCTTCTTGGAGGGTGACCCAGAAATTATACAGATACTCATACTTATCATTCACCCACACAGGGATTTCAGGATACTTCTGAGAAAACAGAAGTGCTACAGACGCGCCACCGAGGAACGGCTCTCGGAATTCTTTGATATCACTAGGGAATTTCTCAAGCAGCATGGGTGCTACCCGAGACTTACCACCAGGATACCGCAGAGGTGTTTTCAAGTATTTCATAGTAAAGATTCGATCAGTGTGGAAAGTTGTTTGCCAATGTCTTCTTTATCTGCTGGCACTACATCCTTACAAAAGAATGTAATGTCATCAAAGTGGACTTTGAATTTAACAGAGTCAGAAACTACCTTCGTGTTTTTCATACATGCTTCCCATGTACAAATACCTGCCGTAAAGGTCTTGGTATCCCATAGTAGCATGTAGTCGAAGGTCTGATCAGGAAGACCACTGTTATTGCCCTGAAAATTTTTCAGAGTAATTTCTTTGGTCCATGGTTTGGTTTTGCAGAAGATATTATCCTGCCCCTTAGACTCATAGCGTTTGCTTTGATCACTTACAAAGTCTTGTCCAACAGCAGTATCACCAACATAAGTCAGTTGACCGCCACTGTATTTCGCCATTGCTTTCTCTTGGATCTCTGCACGGAGTGGGCGATGCTGCCTACTCTTCATACCATCGGTTGCTTTAACAACACCGAAGATCTGGGGGAAATCAAATTTGCTGAAGTCGAGCATAGGATGTGTTTCTACCCATCCATATTACCACGGACCTTGGGATGTTGCAAGGACACATTCAACTGAGCACAGTCCCAAGGTCCTACGTTGGTAGCACCAGTAGGAAATGCATTGAAAGACACTGACCATCGATCATAGTCATAGGTCTGCCTTCCAGAATAATGTTTCAACCATGATGGGAAGATAACTAATTTACCTGGCTCTGCATCAATCTTTTCATTGATACCCCAGTCAGTTGTCATATCTTTATGAGTAAAGATATCTAGAGTATCAGAAGTCCTAGGGGTGCAAGGATCTTCAAAGTAAGTTGGGGCTCCATCAGTCAAATAGTAGACAGCACTCAGGTAAGACATAGGGTGCCTGTGTAGAGGATGCCCAAACCCACTATGAGCAGGGGCGAAATTAAACCAAGCAAGAGTAATATCTAGATTGTCACAGTAGAGTTGATTTACTTCTCTCCATTCACCAAGACAATCCTCAAAGAATTCCATGAGTAATTGAGTCTCAGGATGATCCGTGAAGTGTAATGTGGGTTCTCCTGTAATTACTCCTTCAGGGAGATTAGATTGTTGAGAGGGGAGAGTCTTAAAGTGCTCAATAATCTTTTCATGATTATGTGCATCTGGATTATGATACTCCCGCAATCTAACAGGAAACAGATTCAATTCTTTCCCAAATGTCATGTGTCATCACTAAGAGATAATGGTCCTAACTCTGCCCATCCATTAACAGACACCTCTGCCATGGGGCGATCGAAAGCACCAAGGTTAATTTCACCAGAGGGGAAAGTATTCAGGGCAATAGTAAATCTATCTATATCACTATCATTCTCAACACTCCCATGCACCATGTAACTGGGGAATAAGAGCAGTCCTCCAGGACCAGGGTGGCAGAAACAACGAGTCTCAGATGCAGGACCACCATCCAGATGGAATTGACCCCACTCACGGTCTCTCAGGGGGTCCAGGAAGACCGTAGGAGGACCCTTTGTGACGTAGAAGATGCCACTGAGGAATGACATAGGGTGGCGGTGTGGAGAGTGATGATGTCCACTTCCAGCATTGCTACGGTTTGCCCATGATTTATTGACTACAAGGCGATCACAGTGCCATCCATTATCCCTATGAAGTTGATCCACACATTTCTGAAACCATTCATGCAATTCACGAAACTCGGGGCGTGAATGCAATTGATCACTTGTGCCTACACCATAGGGATCGTTATATCTACGGTATTCAATGTGTTGCAACTTCTCCAGAGTGTCTGCTGTCAACTCTTCGGATGCCTTAAAGGTAAAGAATCTAACGGGAAATAGAAAATCTGTGCTGTATTTCATTTATATTCACAACGCATCATCAATTCAGTCATAAATGCCACCATGTTGATCTCTTGGTCAACAACGAAACCAGACTTATACTGGTATTCACTGATAATAAGGACTGCTTCAGGAATGGCATTGGGTTGGAAATAGTTATATAGGTTGTCATAGACTTTCCTCATGATTGCTTGTGGCTCGTTGTCCATATTCTGAGCAACCCACTTCTTCATGTTGGTAAACTCACGATTCTTCAGGTAACCAACGAGGTTTGAGATCTGAATATCATTAGAAGCACCAAGGATGCCAGTGTCAATAGCACCCGAAGAAGAGTAACGCTGCAACTCATTGAGAGTGCGACGGAAGTCAGGGAAATACTTCTGGACAACCTCAGCAACTACCTTCTTATCAAACTCAACACCCTCATCCTCAAGGATCTGGTTGACACGACCGAAGAATGCTGCAGCGATCTGCTGCTTCTCCTTACCCTTCGCGCCGAAATCGATTACAGAGCACCGAGAGTGCAGTGGAGAGATGATTTTATTCTTGTAGTTGCAGGTGAAGATGAAGCGGCAATTCTTTTGAAACTCTTCCATGCAAGCACGGAGCAACAACTGCACATCAGGTGTGGTGTTGTCTGCCTCATCAATGATAATTACTTTGTGCTTCGCATCCGACGTAAGCGATACCGTAGATGCGAATACCTTTGCTTGATTTCTGACCGTATCCAAAAATCGACCTTCATCAGATCCGTTAATAACCAGACAATCGGTGCCCAACTCGTGGCAAAGCGCCTTCGCGATCGTAGTCTTGCCAACACCAGCCGAGCCCGCAAGAAGAAGATTTGGAATTTCAGATTGCTCCAGAAATCCCCTAAAGATTTTCTTAGTGGAGTCGGGAAGGATGCAGTCATCGATGGTTTTCGGACGATACTTTTCAACCCAAAGGAAGAGTTTATCAGACATAGTTTGAATTAAGAATCACGCGGGTTTGATGGTTAGCAGGAGAATGTCCTGTATGAATTATATCCCCATCAAAGATAATAACACGGTTTGGTTTGGGCTCGATTACCCGAGAGACAGTTAGTGTATCTGGATACTTCCCATCCCATCTCTCGTTATACATGACAGTTTCCCCATCACTCTCATTGACGTAAAAGACAGAAGAGTAATGAGGAAACTGGAAATCGACATGAGGTGGATGTTTGATCTTATCAGGATGAATCACAGTCATGTCTGCTCTACATCTGAGTAACTCTTTAGCACCACAGATATCTTTCACCTGATACATGAAAGGTAAGATCAAAGCACAATGAGGACTTCTGACCTCTTCCATGTAGAAGTTATGACTGAAGTTTACCCGTGGTGGTCCTGGGAGACCAGGAGCAAGATTGGGTTGACAATACCAGTCAAAATCCCAACTGATGAGGAGACGATGGATCTCCTCAAAGTAAGATGGGGTTAGAAAGTCGTCAATAACTTTGATCAATTGGGCTCAAGTGCAATGAAGTAATCAAGAGAGGTGTTTGTAAGAGAGTTGAAGTTTGCGATATTCTTGTTAGAAATGCAAACATGATAACTACCATCAAGCAGTTTCAGATTTTCAACCTTGAAGCAGTAACAGAAATTGCGACGATCTGTAGACCCTTCAGCATCAAACGTTACTTTCTTCAGAGGCAGAGAGAAGACGTTAGAAGTTTCATTCTTCTTGTCCTTAACACAGACACTGTATTCTCCTTCATATCCATAGATGCAGAGATCTTCAACACCATAGACTTTTGCTGCCTGCATCAATTGTTGCATGTCCTGCTGAGGGAGATCAAAGTGAATCTCTTTACCAGGAATGTTTGGATTGAATTCAGGAGGAGTGACAATGATGTCAGGGTCACTGTAGTAGAAAGTAGTCTTGCCTTTGGTGTCTTCATCATAGATGACCACTTTCTTACTATCAGGGAAGAAGAGAGTAGGTGACTTGAAGAGAGACAGAGCACCAAGGAAGAGAGGCAAATCATAGATTGCCATCTGCTCAGGAATACCTTCACGAATATCAGTCATGGCGATGATATTCTTGTTGACTGACATAGTTTGCAGTCGCTTACCAGGCTCAATCAAGATAGATTTATTGATCGTGCTGAAGTTACGCAGGAAGTCAATAGTCTGCTTGCTGAGTTTTACATTAAGGCGGGCTTCTTCTTGCATAATTACTGAGGGTAGGTTTCGGTGATAGCGGTTTTGTCGTTGAAGTGCATCAACAGCACAGCATAGTGTAGCACCTTCATGATGTCACGTCTAGCAGTGCCTTTTTTGTCATAACGGGAAGCATACTTAAGGATGTTTGCTCTGCAGAATGCTTCCCCGTCTCCACATGCTTCGATTAGATCGAGAGTTTGGATGCCATCTTCTCCACCAGAGGAGTAGTGGGCATTGTAGGTGCTGGTGATGTAATCACGCAACTCTTGAAGAATTTTATCTTCACTATATTTCATGGCCATTAGACAGAGTATGTATACAGATTATCAGGAAGCGAGGATGGTGTCAATAGTATCAATGTCAACCTCAGCATCAATCTTATCATACAATTCCAAGAAAGATTGCTTGGTTTCGTCATCGAAACGATTGAGGCAGACCTTGATTGCCTTGACCCGATCAGAGAAGATGCTGTAAGCACGGATGACATGCACCAGGCGACGAGTTGAGATCACCTCGTCAACACCACCGTCTGCAAAGGTCTTGCGGATGATGTCTGCCCAGGCGACAAGATTAGAAATAAACTTGTCATCGCAGCAATCCAACTCAGAGCAGTAGTTATTGAGCATCTTTGCCTCAATCTTTTGAGTGGGATACTCCTGCTCGAAGGTAATCGGGAAACGCTCAAGGAATGCTTCGTTGAGCACGTTGGTGCCGATGAAGCGACCGTCTTCGCTGCCCTTACCCTTGGTGTTGGCAGTAGCAATGACAGTGAAACCCTCAGCGGGTTTGACATAGCGACCGATCTTCTTCAGGAAGACACCCTTACCCTCAAGAATAGACTGGAGACAGAGGATTTTATTGGACGCCAGATCGATCTCATCCAGAAGGAGGACAGCACCTCGCTCAAGAGCCTCAATGACAGGACCATTGTGCCACACAGTATTACCGTCAACCAGACGGAAACCGCCAATAAGATCGTCTTCATCAGTTTCGATAGTAATGTTGACACGAATCAACTCGCGATCAGTCTGAGCACATGCCTGCTCAACACCAAGGGTCTTGCCGTTACCAGAGAGACCAGTGATGAAGATGGGGTAGTAGATACCACTGTTGATAACTTTCTTCAAATCAGTGAAGTTACCAAAGGGGACAAAGTTTTTGTCTTTAGATGGGATCAAGGACTCGCGGTGCTGTTGGGTAGTGCAGTCAATACTTGGAATATCAATGGTGTGCTCCAGTTGCTCACGCATCTCAGTGATAGTCAGATTCCACTTGCCACGACCTGCCTTGAAGGTATCAAGACGCTTAGTGATAGTGGGATATGAAACGTTGAAGTGGTCAGCAGCGGCAAGCAGTTGCTCGGTCTTGACTTGCTCACCGTAGGTATTGGTGAGATAGGAGACCAGAGTCTCGGTGGTCAGGTCAGACTTGGCAGGCATTGGTGTGTTTCTCGATTACCTTGTAATTATACTGCCTCCACAGGAGCATAGCGGTCAACCCAGGACGGTTTGCGATCTGGCACCCTCAGGTAGTTGGTTGACACCCAGGGTTTGCTTGCGATGTAACGCTGGTATGCCTCATGAGTAGAGATAGAATCATCATATTTCCACTCATCAGGCATCGCACGAGCGAAGGGAGTATGTTTTTCAGGGCAACCATGCTGATACAGAAGACCAGCAAAGACTAAACTCTTTTTACAAGAATGACGTTTGTTATATCTATACTCATATTCGTCACAAAGTGCAATACCATGCTGCAATAACCACGCGATGTTGTGGTCAGATTCTGCTACCCATTTGGTGCATGGATGATTGCGAAAGGCACCTTTCTTTGTGGCATATGCACTACCATCTGTCTTTAGAATAGGACCAATGTCCTTATACCAAGGAGAATAAACCACTGCGAGCATCTGACAACACTCCAGTGGCATTTTTACAATGTGCTTGTCAGGCAACTCAGTTGCCGACAGCACAGGATCATCATGCGTAGCAAAGATATTCATGCAATTTGAGTGATGAAGGACGACAGGATCTTTTTGTTGTTGGACTTACTCTTGAGAGACTTTTTGAATGCATTCTTGATCTGTGCATTAGTTGCATCAATATCAACAGCAAACTCAGAATCAGTATTTAGATTCTTAGCGTTGATGAAATACAACTCCTGAAACCCATTGATCTTCATGGCAACGCACTTGTCACGATTGAAGATCTTCTTAGTCTTTTGCTGATCATCAATAGGCAAACCACTGTATTGAAGCATAGAAGTAAGATCACGAGCGGGTCCAATACGGAATCCAAGGAAGTTGCATTGAGGGAAACGACCCTTCATGTAACGGAGGACTTGTGCCGTCATACCGTTATAACCTGGGGCATAGGTGCGACCAGTCTTCTTGCAACGAAGCGTAACAGAATCCCTAACGACGCTATACAAAGGCACCTCTTTCTCATTGTAATTACGGACGACCCACTGACGGGAATACTGTGCTTCACCATCGGTGAGAATGTTGACGTGGACTTTCTCAACGTTGTGCTTCCCTTGGAATTTAGGAATCAAACCCTGCAGACAGACGATTGCTTCATTCAGAGGAGTGCCCGACAGATGGAAGCAGGGAGGGAGAGAGTTAGGACACGATTGCCGTGCATCCCAATTGGATCGTTGCTGACCATAATGCACATCATAGTGGAAAGAATTACGCCAAATATACTTTGCCATCTTATCGAAAGTGGCGTTGTTAAGATCACTACTCAGCAGATTCAACATGAAGAAGTGTGCATCAATAGCAAACCCATTGTGGACCGCATACTTCTTCATAAATTCTTCAGGGTCATATTCAGCAGGGAGAAACAAACCATCATTGACGAAAGCATAGACATCAAAGGGAATGCCAGACTTGCGACAGAAGAGACAAAGAGACAGCAGTTGCTTGTAAGTGTCATGGATAACCTCTGCCATCGATCCAGACCAGTCCAGCAGGAAGATCAGACCATGATTCTTACCATCAGGACGGACAGTGACTTTTTTGAAGAGATCTTCGTTGAATTTGTAAGTGTGGAGTTTCTTAGTGTCAAGCACACCAGTGCGAGAGATTGACTCGCGAGAATATGCAGCAGCAGACTTCTTCAACTCAAACTCTTTGGCGAGATAGTTGACCTCACGAGCACACTCACGCTTGAATTTACGATACTCATTGTCAACAAAGGTCCAGTCAGTCTTAAGGATGTCACTGCCATCAACCTCATCCCAGTATTCTTCTGCCATGTCAATCATACGCTGAGTATTGACAATGTGGTGGTCAAGATCAGGAGTATTGATGGTGAGATAGCGAGTCTCGTTTTGTTGCCACTTGTTAGTGATGTTTTTCAGTTTCTCAGTCAGAGCAGCGTCGGTGTCGGATTCCAGATCATCCATGGGAGATCCGCCATCAGGATATTCCTCACCACCCTGATCACTTTCTTCCTCGCCAGGTTGATCAGAATCATCAGAAGTGTCCTGAGCACTTTCATCGGACTTGCCTTGGGACTTCTCGATAGAAGTATCACCAGTGTCTTTGTTAGACAAGGGAGCAAGGTGCTTCTCTTGCTCACGCTTCTGCTTTTCAAACTCAAAAATAGCAAGGGCGGCGGCGATGGCTTCCTCAAAGGTTTCAGCAGCGCCTACAGCGTCACACAGAGGCATCTCAGAGGCGTCAAAAGGCAGCAGCAGATGTGCTCCTACCTTGTAGTAAAGGTTGATACGGTCGATCAACTTCATGGTGGTGAGATCCTCATCCTTGACAGAGAAGAAATCACGAGAATGCAGGTCTTGATACCCAGCATAGAAGTCCTTGGTCAGACCAGGAAACTTACGCTTCATCAACTTCTCAATGCGAGCATCCTCGGTCACATTGACGTAGGATTTGGGGCAAGGGAGGTTGTCTAGAGAGTCATCGTTGGGTGTGTAGAGAGCATGACCGACTTCATGACCGACTAGCATGGTATAGGTGCGGTCACGGACCTCCCAGATAGGAAGGACAAGGGTGCGAGTTTCCACGTTGAAGGAAGCAGTCTCACAAACCTTGTGCTCGATGATCAGATTCTCAGTAGCGAGCAGTTTGGCGAGTTGTCCCTTGACTTCGTTTTGAAACATGTGACCGTTGCTTGTATGCATACATTATAAGACCCCCAGGACGGATCCCAGGGGTCAGTGGACACTACTTCGACTGGTCCACGACCATCTTGGAGAAGTCGTTGACCTTTTCAAACTGAATCGTGGTTTCAAACTTGTCTAGGAGGACCTCTCCTTTGTGTGAAATGACGAAGAGGTTGGTTTTCTTGTCCAATCCTTTGAGGATTTTCATCAACTCGTCTGTTGCTGTGGAGTCTAGCGAAGAATCAAACACCTCGTCAAGGATCAGGAGGTTAGTTGATGCTGAATTTTTCATCTTAGCGATGTCTCGCCAGGTAAACAGCAGTGCAAGGTCAATCTTCTGCTTTTCACCCTCAGAGAATGATGCATAAGAGAATTCATCACGGAATCTGGACTTAATAATCTCATTGAATCCTTCATCCAGGGTGAAATTGACAAAGAAATCCATGCTCTGAAGATATTTGTTGATCTGCACATTGATCACAGGGATGAATCTACTGATGATCTTGGACTTGATGCCTGTATCTTTCAAAAGATTCGATACCATCGAAAGATTTGTAGCATCAATATTAACTTTGGCACATCTTTCAGCAGTTTCCTTCAACTCACCCTCAAACTTCTGCAGTTTCTCCTCTTCTTTAGTGATGTCAGGACGATCTTCATTAACTTGAGCAATGATTTGTGAGTTTTCTTTGAGCATCTTACCATTTTGCTTCTGCAAAGTGGTGATTTCATACTGCAATTCGTTGATCTGCTTCATCTTCAACTGATAATCCTTGAGATTGTCAGTGACTTTCTTGATCTCACCGCTGATTTGAGTGATACCACCTGCTAGTTTGACCATCTTACCCTCAGCAAATGCAGTTTTAGACTTCTTGATGTCTTCAGGAAGATCTTGAGAGCATGTGGGGCAGGTATCATTGTCAGCATAGAAGGCAATCTCTTTCTGTGCCTTCTCAAAATTCTGTTGGATCTTAACCCTCATGTCACGGAGTTGATCATACTTCTTCTCAGTGAATTGATAAGCAGAAACTTGCTCGGTAAGAGTATCAATCTCTTGCTGTGCTTCACCAATTCGTGTGAGATTGGTAGTCTGCTGCTCTTCGTTGGCGTTAAAGGATGATTGCAGTTTCTGAATGTATTCCTCATTCATCTTCTGCAGATTCAAGCATGAAGATCTTTGCAAGTTTACCTGTGACTCATGCAGTTTATATTCATGCTCACACGTCTTGACGCTCTCTTTAACGTCCTTGATGCGATCCTTGAGTAGGACATTCATTCTTGAGAAGATTTGAATATCAAGGAGATCTTCGATAACTTCTCTTCGATGAGCAGCAGGAAGCTGCATGAAAGGAACAAAAGTGCTACTTCCCAGAATAACAACTTGAGTAAAAGATTTGAAGTTAAATTTGAGAATCGATTGCTCCAGATATTTCTGGTAGTCTTTGTTTGCTGCATCTTGATCGATCAGCGCCCCGTTACGATAAATCTCGAAGATACCTGGCTTGATGCCACGGACAATCTTATATCCAACGCTGCCAATAGAAAACTCAATCTCAACGACGCATTCGCGCTCGTTAATACTATTGACCAGTTGTGGTTTATTTATCTTACGAAAAGGTTTATTGAATAAACCAAAGCACAATGCATCGAGAAGAGTTGATTTACCTGCACCGTTTGATCCTACGATGAGGTGGTTGGGAGAATCATTGATTACAACTTCGGTAAATGCGTTACCTGTTGAGAGGAAATTCTTCCAACGGATTTTCTCAAATACAATCATGGGGTGGAATCACAAAATCATCTGGTTTTATAACAGCAAACTTATAACCGTAATTTATACAGTTTTGTTTTACTGCCTCTTCTTCTACTTCTGTAACTGTCAACTCTCGTTTGTAGTCACTTGCTACAAGCATTTCATAATACCTCTCCGCGTCGTCTTTGTCAACAAACATCTGGACGACACGCTCAATGGTGTCGTCATCTCTTACGGCATAAACGCCACCAGTGCTCTCGTCAACTAAGACAAACATACTAGACCTCTAGTGCTTCTAAGTAGAGGGACTTCAGAATCCCAAATATCTGATCTTTATTATCAAATTCTGATACACAAGTTTCTAAGATTGTCAGAGTATCTTCGATCTCGATGTCATTATCAACCTCTTCCAGATCATAAGAGAGATCCTCAATGATTTTAAGATCAGCAAGGTTTGCTCCCTGTAAAATTCTAACTACTTTATCAAATTTAACTTGATCTTCCTTTGATTCAACTACCAGTTTGACAAATGATCCTTCAAGTTTCTTGAGGTCTTTGTCAGTGATATAGATGTCATCATTATAATAGATTTTGTTGAAGATGTTGTATGGGTTTTTGAAGAAACCCATCTCCAGAGTATCAGTATTTAGGATGTGAAACCCTCTTTTTTGCTTATAGTCATTCCAGAAGAGTTGGTAGGGATTACCCAAATAGTTAATCTGGTTTTTACGACTCTTCATGTGGAAGTGACCAGAGCAGACAAGATCAAACTTACTAAAGTTTGTAGGATCGTCTCCATGCTCCATGTGGTGACCAGGGATTGCTTCAAACCCATTCAACTCAAGGTGACCTAGACAGATAGAAGCATCAGTTTCTTCCACCATTTTCCATGTCTTTTCTCTGTTGTCATCACAGATCCAAGGGAGGAGCAGCATCTTGCGACCATCAAAGTCAACTTCAGTAGGATCATCGATAACATTGATGTTGTCATACTCACCCAACAACAGGTTAGGTGCATTGATCTTCAAAGTATTCTTGTAGTAGATGTCATGGTTACCACAGAGCATAGTCATCTTAACACCACGCTCTGCTAGTGGGGTAAACCACATCTCCTTTGCCGCATCCAGAGATGCAAAGTTGATACTCTTTCTTTTATCAAAGGTATCACCAAGACAAATCACTTGGGTGATGCCTGCTTTATCAATAGCAGGCAAAACTGTATTTGTATAAAACTCCTGATACTTTTTTACAAAGTGCTGGTTATCATTACGGACGCCGAAATGTTGATCAGTTATCAGAAGGACATTCATACTCAATCACGAAACGGGTCTTATGCTTGTTGCCTGTGGATTCTACCACATGAGACCTAATAAGTCTAGCATTTAATAGTGCTGCTGCCTCTTCGAGCAACTTCTGGGCACGGACTTCTGGAGGAGATCCCTGCCAATAATTTTCCATGTAGTGATCTGAGATATATGCCATTAGAGTTTACCGCCGACAACTCCACTATTTACCACTCTAGTATAGTCATCTAAATTACCTTCTTGCAAGCATTTGAGATGCCATCTTGACATATCTCTTACACTGTCATGCTCCATTCCAAATAGAAAGTCTTTGCCGTTTTTAAGTACGCTTTTCCAAAGACCCATGCGAGTCTTTTCCATTCTGAAAGCGTCGTCAATCCAATTTACTTCAGCAATTTCTGGATGCTCGTTTGTCATCAATACCTCATGTTAGTTTCAATTCGACTCTTAATCGAATTCATATCAGAGTGGTTATCGTCTGAGTCACTATGGAAGACCTGATCGTAACCACTCTTTTCAATAATCTTATCACGGATGTCCATCTGACGCTTTTCTTTAGCAATGCGACGAAGGAAAGCGTAATAGATGATCTGAGTAAAATATGCAAACGGATTCTTAGACTTCTCAGGATCAAAGTTGTCGATATACTGCACACAATTTTCTACACCATCACTAATCATGTCTTCCTTAAACATGTAGTTGATGAAGTTGGGACGATAAGACAAGTGAGTAGCAATCTTCAAGAAGCACTCTGCAAGATATCTTGTGATAGGAGGTTTGGGTTTATCAAGAATACGCGACTCTTTAACCTCTTGACGATACGCAGTGATCGCTGCAAGAAACTCTTTATTATCTACATAGTGTTGCTTTTTTCGTGCTGACATTAAAGGTGCTTGCATATCTTTTACCTATCACCGACACATAATACTATTTTATCAATGTAATGTCAAGCTTGACACACATCTCATATTTAATTATGATCAACCATGTCAGGGTTGGAAAGAGATTACTTAGAGTTCTTACGCCATTGCGCTTCTAACTTCTTTCTCATTTCAGAAACCTTTCCGATGAGACCCATGTTTTCATTCATGGGAGTTTCAAATTCTTCCTCATCTCCAGTTTCTTTTCTCAACCAGAGTTTGTACATCATGACCGCTTCCATGGACATGGGGGCGATCGTTACAATATCTGCTTCCTGCACAATATAGAAGTCTTCATCAGACCACATCATCCATTTGTTAAGTCCTACTGCCATAGCAATACCACCTTCTTTTTCAATAGGTGTTACTGTTGGAGTAGCAGGATCACTGACAAAGAGGATAGTATCACCTTCTTCTTCAGTAGCAATGATTGAGCCCATGACCTCCTCGCCAGAGACGAGTTTGACGACTCCATAAAATTCCTGATCATGACGGATGTAGTTAATAGTCATTTCCTAAAATTGATCTTAGTTACTTCATAGTCAAATTTTTCTTCGTCATAGATTTTCATTCTCTCAACGAGATGACGAAGAGTATAATTATGACGGTTACCCTTTGAGCAATCGTCTGCTAGATCGTATAAGACCGCTTGTGCCTTATTCTCTCCTTTCCTCAATACACGTCCAATCGACTGTAGGTTTCTAACCCTAGATTTACTAGGGGATGCAAAGATTACATTATGTAGGTTGCGGATATTGATGCCTGTAGAGAAAGTGCCATAAGAAGCAAGAATGATTGCATTCTTTTCTTCTTCGCAGATCCTGCGTGCTTCTTCTCTTTCAACAGCATCAACGCCACCGTGAATGAAAAAGATCTTTCGACCTTCCTCCACCTTACTATTTAGCAGGTCCCATAAAGGTTCCCCATGCTTTTCGATATAGTTAAATAGTATCAATGTATTTCCATCTAGGTCGTTAGCAAGATTGCAAATAAATTTATTTCGCCTAGGATGTGATACGATATAATCCATCTCTTGCTGGTAATAATCAAATGGGACATGACCATGCTTCATCAAAAGAATCTTCACTTTCAAAGGAGTCAATTGCCCCTTCTTCATCAGGTCCACAGTGGTCGTCACCTTGTCGCACCTCCCAAACAGACCTTCAAGTACTAACTGATGCGTGTGCATCCCATCGAGGGTGCCTGTCAGTCCAACTCGGTACTTTGCGTCGTGACATTTCGTCAGAATCCCACTGAGACTTTTTGCTTTGTATAGGTGTGCCTCGTCACCTAAGACAACATCAAATCTTTCAAAGAATTTACGAGGCTCTTTGTAGATACTCTGCCATGTAGAGATAACTACAGGAGCATCAGAATACTTCTCTCTCCCACCCATGATCTGGTGGACATAAGCATCTGCTTTCCAACCATAGTCTTTGAAGTCCTGAGTCAATTGTGAGACCAGAGATGTGGTAGGCACAATGATCAGTATCTGTCTGTCCTGCTTCAGGTGCCAGCGGACCAAAGAATAAATGATCAGAGACTTTCCCGATCCCGTGGGGGATAGTAGAAGTTTGCGACGATGTTTAAGTGCTGTGAATACTGCTTTGAGTTGGTAATCTCTAATCTTAAAAGGCAGACCCAGAGATCTAATAAAACTCGCGACGCTTTCAGGGCTGACATATTCCTCCTCCTCGTTAGGAATACCGTAAAACTTGCTGTCCTTAATAACGTAATCGTATCCTTTTTCTTCTAGATACTCGCAAAGATAATCAAAAAGACCCACATATATCTCCCCAGTGCCAGGAGAATATAAGCGGATCTTCCCATCCCATACTCGATTTTTATATTGGGGCATAAACTTTGCCCCTGGCACATCAAATGAAAAGTGCTCGCTCAACTCCTTGTGTAAAGACTGCTCTCCTTCGACCTTCAGATATACTTCATTCTTCTTGGTAATCGTAGTCGTCATCTGATTCCATAATACTTGACTATCTCGATAGTATTTTTAATAGCGAATCCACGACTGTCGATTTGCTTTAGAATCCTATCAACACTACTTATACAAGTTTCAAGATAATCAATTTTTTGTTTGGCACGACACAACTCTTTATCACTTTCAATATACATTGGTAGATCACCCTTCAAAACCTTAAGGTCAAATGGGTTTTCTTTGTATACATGTGCTGGTGCTTTACCAGAATAGTATTCATATTTGTCACGATACATCTGACGATGTTTAACCTCAGCATCAGACAACATGAGTTTGAATTGATTATAAAATTGCAAATACTTTGCATGGAGTCTGGGAGTTTCCATACTATCGTTGGCAAGCAACTCAGGTAACTCTCTGTGATCGAAGAATGCTTCTGCATCTTTCGCCCACATCTCCTCAATTTTTTCCAAATTCATTAAGTAAGTCTCTCGTCAGCGTCATTAGATTCACCAGGACGCACTTCGTAAGCAAGATATCTAAACGTTGCCTGCGCCATGGCGTATTCTGTCCCATCAATTGTAGCATTGAAATCAAGTGCCGACAAACTGACAGGGAATAGATCCTTGAAGATCACATTGTAATTCATATTGAAGTTACTGTTGAGGATAGTCAACGTGCCATCAGCATACAGATCATCGTTGCCGAAGACTGCTTCCATCTTTGCTCTATACTCAGATCTCTCAAACACTGTGTTGGGTGTGCCTACACCTTTCAACCAGTTGTGGAGGATCATATAGTTTTCCAGGTCTTCATCGATGATGAATGACAGACTGAAAGGATCGTAGTCCAAAAACCCCTCCAGTGGCAATCCACGGAGAGGTGTTGGTTGCTCAGTTTGTCCTAGATTGATTGCTGGGATGTTAGCAGACTGCGCGAAGTATGCGACCTTCGGAAAGCGAGCAAGACTAAACCTGAATCCTATGGGAGACAAGAAGTTTTGATTCTCAATTTGATTCTTGAAGGTCATAAGACATAGGATGCTACGTCTTATTTATCCTCGTTATACCAGAAATCTTCCCAGTCTTCAGCATCGCCTTCGTAGATCGGGCATGGTTCCTCAAAGAGGACATCCATTTTCATCTTGCGTGCTTTTCTTGCTAGTTGCTTGAGGTCTTCGTCATCCATGTGGGGAAGTAGGTTGTCGATGAAATCCAAGTCCTTCATACTCTGTATTCGTTGAGAATATCCAATACAGAGTTTAGCGCATTATGGGCACCATCGTGCCAATCAGCACCTTTGTCTTTATGATCTCCGTTGAAGAGGGATGTCTTCAGTTTGTAGAGGCGTGAGACCAATTCCACTTTGGTTACTTGTCCAGTTGACATAGTTACTCATGCATATACACCTATTTAACCATAAAAAAAGGAGACCCGAAGGTCTCCTGTGTTGATATCGTGACGTGAATCACATAAGGTTGCTGACCTTAACACGACGATAGTAACGGTTTGCGTTAGCGTTGAGAGCGCCTTGACCTTGTGACAGACCCTCAGCGAAGGGATTAGCGACCATGCCGTAGCGGGTCTTGAAGCCAATCTTGGGCTGGAAGGTGTCCTGACCAACGGCACGGACCATCTGCAGGGGCACATAGGGGCAGTAGAAGAGACCTGCGTCATATGCAGAGCCACCCTTGTAACCAGCGACATAGAAGTGGTCGTCGGAAACGTTTGCAGAGTAGGGATCCACATACACCTTGATGCGACCGTTGAGGGTGCCAACCAGGGTGGAAGAATTGTCATCCACGTTGTTGGACAGACCGCCAACAGCACCAGAGATGCCGCTGCTGTAGTCGAGCACGCCTGCCATGGAGAGAGCACTTGCCACGTCTGCAGAGCAGATGAGGATGTTGCCCTTCCCGCGACGAGTCTCATGACCGATTGCATTCATGTCTCTTTCGATTTGGAAGAGGAGACCCTTGAATTTCTCAACCGACCAGCGACCGTTGGAGTCAACGTCAAGGTCAAACACACCAGCGGTAGCGGTGTTGTTTTGAGCACCAGGACGAGCGATCTTGTAAACAGTACGGACAACCTCACGGTTGATCTCTGCCAGCACCTCGGTGCTGAGGATGTTTGCAAGCTCGGACTCAGCGTCCAGACCATGAACTGCCTTCAGGTCTTGTGCCAGCTCAAGGCTGTATTCTGCTTTCAGAGCGCGTGACTTTGCAGTAACGGTCACTTTCTCGATGGAGAAACCCATCTCGTTGAAGTGGTTACCTGCTGCATCACCCAGTGCTTCTGACTGAGCAGTGGTCATGCCTTGACCGCCGATGGTGTAGTTACCTGCAGCGTCTGCCAGGAGACCAGGGTTGCTACCAGTCTGAGCACCAGCGCCCAGGCTGTCACCGCTGTTCTCTGCCGAATGACGGGTGTCTGCTTCGTTGAAGAATGCTTCCGATGCACCAGCGTTGATGTCGCGGTTGGTGCCCTGAGTGGAGCGCATTGCGAAGATCAGACCAGTAGGACCAGTCATGGGCTGCACGCCACAGATGTCATAAGCAATCAGCTTAGGCATCGAGCGACGAATCAGGCTGATCAGCACGGGGTCGAAACCAGCAACAGGACCAGTAGCAGTGCTGCTACCGCTGTAACCAGTGCCGCCGAGGCTGTTGGTGGGTGCTGCTTCGGTCAGCATTCCACGCTCTTCTTTGATGAATTTTTCTTGGTTTTCCAGGAGGACCGAGGTCACCGCCTTACGGTATGTATCCTTAATAGGATCGAGCTCCGAGTGCTCAAGGACGGGGGACCACTTTTCCTGGAGATGTTCTGCGTTAAACATTTTGTCTCCTAGTTAGTAGAAAAGAATTGGACGGATTATTTGCCCCAACGGGACAGAGCCTGCACATAGACAGACATTGCATCACCAGTAGGTGCATTCTCAACTTCAACATCCTCAGTCACCACTTGGGGTGTTTCGGGTTTGGTTGAGAAATATGATTCACGGAGGGTAGATACCTTCGCACGGAAGGTTTCTTCATTTTCAAACTCAACAGCTTCTGCCAGAGATGCGAGTTTCTCACGCTGGGTGAGGCTCAGACCTTCGGAGATTTCTGTCACAATCCCATTCTTCATATAGGTGCCAACCTCGCGAGCGAGGGAGACGTTTTCTTCAATAGACTCGTTGAGTTTTGCTTCCATGGTCTGGAGTTGCTCTTGCATTTCATCCACAAGATCAACTTTTTCGTCGGGAAGATCAATGAAATTCTCGACAAAAACTTTTTGAATACCGCTCAGGACAGATTCTGCCATCTCAGACTTGATGCCTTGCTCGATTGCGAGCTCGTTATTCTTCATCCAGTTGGATACAGCATAAGTCAGATACTCATCTACCTTTTCAGCAAGATCAGTCTTGACGGATTCAATTTCTTCTTCGAGGACCTTTGCATATTCCTCATGCATACGCTCCAGTTCCTCATTGAGGCGGGAGACTACTGCTGCTTCAAAGATGGTGCGTGCCTTATCTTTGAATTCTTCGCTCAGGTCTTCGCCTTCGGTCAGAGCAGCGACATCAGCGGAGAGATCGACTTCAAGGACGGTCTCCTGCACCTCGTCTTCAGCAATTACCTCACCCTCTGCTTCTACATGATCGAAGGTAGGCTTCTTGGACAGAGTGTCCTGCTTGCTACCTGATGCATCAGAAGGCTTTGTGGTAGGTGCGGTTGCATTGCCACCAGCAATAGTCTTATACTTATTGCTGTCATCTGTGGGTTTGCTGTTTTGTGGTGTAGGACCACCGAGGTCTTGCACACCAGCGAGACTACTGCCATCAGCACCCAACTTAGGTTGGGGGTCAGCAGGTTTTGCGCCAGCGGTTACACTCGATTCATCCAGAGTTGTTTCAATCTCTTGTGACATTGTAGTCTCCTTGGTACAAACGTGCGTTATGCTATGAATTATTTATCATTATAAGTTTTTCAGGAATTGATGAAACGCGGAAAGTTTCATTTCTTCCAGTTGATTGCGGTGTGCATTATCGATTCGATTCTTGATCTCTTCGATTCTTTGCTCGTGAATTGCGCCACCAGCATACACCCACTCTTTTCCTTCCATGATGCCATTCACAAAGGCGTCAGGAGCAGAAGGATCTGCAACAATATCTGCCGCAGTTGCAAGCATAAAGTCATCACAGACAACTTTACATCCATTCTCTTCCTTGATAGATCCAAGACCTCTAGAAGAAACACCAAGTTTCACACCCTCATCGAGGAGTGACTTTGCAATGTTACCCATAGGGGTGTCGAGAATTCTTGCCTTTCCTACAAAATTATTACCCTCTTGCTTCAACGAAGTAATCAGGTGTGAAACACGATCGAGGTTGATAGTAGGTCCATCGGGGTGTCCCAACTCACCAAGTGCGCGTCCCTTTTGAATGTAAGATTCATTATATTTAGCAACTTCTCTTCCAAGAGTTTCCACAGGATACATGCGACCATTGCGGTTTTTGATTGCACCCTGAAGGAAGACACCTTCAATGAAGTGATTTTTCTTACCATTCTTGCCTTCGGTAATAATTACCTTAGCGGTTTCAATCTCTTCCCTGATCAGTTTCATCTGTAGTTTCCTCTTGGTCGGCGGTTGCTTCTGGTTGCTCAGTCTCAGACTCAGGTTCTTCCTCAGTCTCGGGAGCAAACAACTTTGCACCCATTTCCTTTTTCTTAGCGTCGAGAGCGTCAACAGCAGCGGCATTCATACCAGTTGCTACAAAGTCTGACAAGTCTTTTTGACCTGCAAACAATGAATTGACAATATCGAGCGCGGCATCAGTAGGCATAATAATAAGTGAATTCGATAATACTATTTAGATATTTCCTTTTTTGTAATCCGCGTCATCGATACCCTGCTCCGCAGGATCGGGCTCAGGTGGTTGAAGAGACAGAGCCATTTGCTCATGCTCCATCTGAGGCATTGCCATGGGATCCATGACTTTACCCTCAGCAATCTCTTTCTCCATCTGCTTATCGAGCTCGTTATATTCAGCATCTGCCTGACGCAGAATCTGACGGCGCATATATTCAACAGAGAAATAACGACCCACAAAAGGATCCATTTGTTGCAGCAGAGCCATGCGAGCATTCATGATCTCTTGCTCTTTCAACTCACTGAAGTAGTTGTCAGCAACAAAATCAAACTGGACGTGCTCCTTCATGTCATCCCACTCATCCAGTGAGCAGACACCTTTCAGCACGAGTTGAGTCTTTAGGAGATCAAGGAAGAGGTCGCTAAACTTCTTGCGAAGGCGCACGACAAACTTCTGGAATTTAACTTCATCACGGGTGATCTCAGCAGACCTACCAACGTTGAAAGAAGAATCAGACTCCAGACGTGACTCGGGGACGTTGAGTGCGCGATACAGTTTCTTCTGGAAATACTTGACATCTTCCAACTCACCCAGGTTTTGACCACCAGGAAGAGTTGTGATCTCGGTGCCACGACCACCCTCACGTCTAGGAAGCCAGAAATCTTCCAGCATGGACATGAATTTTTTGTCGTCGCGGATCTCTCCAGTGTCAGCGTTATAAACCAGTTTGTTTCTATAACGGGACATCACCTCACGCAGATACTGCTCTGCCTTTTGCTTAGGCAGATTACCCACGTCAATGTAAAAGATGCGGCGCTCAGGAGCACGAGACAAACGATAGATAACCAGGGAGTCCTCAATCATTCTTAGTTGATTGAGTGCCTTGATTGCCTTATGCAAATGTCCCAGCACATAGTTGCGCTGCATATCAAGTTGACCTGAGTGGCAGAAACAGATAGCGTCAGGTGCTACTTTGATACCATGGTTTTCATAACCACGGAGACCCTTGGGACTGTAGATGTAATACTCTACCGACTTAGGAATAAGTGTATTGACTTGAGGATCAGCAGGAGATACACGATCTCTTCCCTTATCAAACTCAATAACTTTTTTAATTTTACGAGGATCAATGTAGCGCAACTCAGTAATACCATCCTGAGGACGCTCTGGATTGATCATCTTATGATAGAAAATACGTCCATCGATATACCAACGACGGAAGATATCGTATGCTTTTCTATCAAAGTCGAGGAGTGTGAGGACATTCTCAAACTCTTCTCTGATTCTTGTCTTGACGGTATTTGAGACTTTGAGATTTGACAACTCAATGTCTACGGGGTGATCGTCAAGGTCACCTGCAATTGCTTCATTGACAATATCGTTAATCGCAGCGTCCGCTTCGGGGTGAAGAGACATCTCACGATACCTGCCAACCAGATCAATCTCGCTGGACTTGTTAGCACTGTCACCTAAATCAACATACTGACCAAAATAACCACCAGCGGCTATAGGTGCTGCTGCATCGTCATTATCTTTATGCACGAAAGAAGGACCCTTCTCAGAGCCCTTCTTCTTGCGATCAAGTGAATAACCAAATAATTGTGACATTACTGTCGCTCGTCTACATTATCAATTATTTATACCGTCAGAAATCAGACGGCATTACCAGCGTTAGCGTCGTTAGCGTAGGTCCAGTATTGTACCTGGAATTCTACGGTATACTCCTCAGCGGTATCGTTGCTATCCCATGCCAGATCGATAGCAGAGATGTTTGAAGGCCAGATGCCAACAAACTGATAGGTGCGGACGATGCCACCTTGACGATCATACTGACGCACAACTGCGTTAGATTGATACTCAGCGATGGTGCGAGGCTGTTGCAGGTTTTGCTGCAATGCCTGGATCTTAGTTGACCACTCTTCAAACTTGGAGCGAAGTGCGAAACCTTTGTCGTTAAGCACAGTAACTGTCCAAGGCTCGAAGGTGCGATCACCTGCGATCTTCAGAGTGCGACCACGATAGGGCACCTCAATCACACCCACTGTCGAAGCAGGGATGTTTGCTGCCTTCACAAGGAAGGAAGACAGTGAGAGTGAGCTGCTACCGCTGCCTGCTTGGGAAGCACCAGCAGATTCTTGTGTGCGTTGCTCCTGGGACCCAGGGGTAGCACCCGAGTTAGGGGTGCCACTATCTACGATACCAGGGAAACCGATCTCAACCTGAAAGAGGTTGGGACGTGCCAGGTCACCGATGCGGTTGCGGAAGTCAAGGATGGGAGCATTAAGTTGTTTCCCTTCCGTTTGTCCTGGATAGACTCTTGAATCAAAATCAGCCATTGTTGTCTCCTGTTAGATGATTGTAGTGAAAGAAAGGGAATTACGAAACGAGCTCAGCGAATGAAGCGCCAGTTCTCGTTGCGGTGAAGGTGAGAGTGATGAAGTTGATCGAGCGGGTAGGCTTGATGAAGATCTCAGCAAAGAATTCACCACGGTCAATTGCATCTGCAGGGTTGTTGGTGCCATCACAGACAACCAGGAAGTCCACGATTCCTCTGCGTGACTGGACAGAGCGCAGATAAGGCTCAACAGCATTCTTGAATTGTTGGCGAGTAAACTCGTCATTCAATTCAAAGAGGATAGACTTAGCGGAGTCGGAAATTGCTTGCTCGATAACCAGGAAGAGACGACGGACGTTGATTCTGTCGAATGCTGACTGATAACCAAGACCAGTCTTATCACCGAAGAGGATGATACCCTGACCAGGGAATGCAACAATGGGGTTAACGCGAGCAGCGTAGAGCAGATCTCTGTGATCCTTCAGAGGAGAGTATGCAAGTTTGATTGCATTTCTCAGGCGACCACGGTTGAAACCAGCGGGTGAGAACCAAGGCTCTTGGTTAAGAGTTGTGCTCAGGACCAGACCTGCCATGTCACCGTTACAGGGGACGTAGCGGTAAACATCGTTGTACTTGTCGTAGATGTACTTGTAGTTGTTATCGAAGACAGCGTAGGAAGAAGATCCCAGTTGCTCGAAGTAGTTAATTGTGCGCTGGACAATAGTCGAGGTGTTTGCCTGACCAACCACATCTGCACGGAAAGGTGAAATAAATGCCATACAATCCTTACGGTTGGTGGCAATCGAGATGATGTGCTGTGCCTTAGCAATGGTGTCATTGCTGCTATTCATCGAAGGACCCATCAGGATGTAGTCCACATCGACAGTTTCAGCATCATCAAACAGGTTGTATGCACCCAGGATATCGGGACGTGAGATGGTGTAACCATCAACGCCACCTTGGAGAGCATAGCGCACGGTGCCAGCACCTTTGGTGCCAAGCAGGGGCACTGCCAGAGGGTTGAGACCAGTGGGGTCATCCAGATTGTTGAGGGGATCGTCTGCCTTGATCAGGTCGAAGGTGCGGTTGATACCCGAAACACCGAATGATCCATTAGCATTAGGATCTGCATCATAGATGTTGTTAGTCTCATGGCTACCCCAATGGAGGTAGTTAGAGTATGTTTTGATAACATCCTTGTAGAAGAGGTTGTCGCCTTGAGGTGAGCGAGCGTCGGATGCCTTAGACACATTGAGATGCTTCTCAAGGAGAGCGCCAGGAGTGCCAGTCAGTTGACCATCGCCATCGAGGATCAGAATGTGCATCAGGTCATTGTGACCACCGCGATCTTGTACCCATGCAGAAGTCGTGGGACGAGGAGCGATTGAGGACCACTTCTGATTCTTACCATAGAGACGAGTCTCATAGTCCGACTCAACGTTTGCAACCAGAATAGTAGCGGAGTTGTCATCTACGACAGTCTGGTTTGCTTGGAATCCAGGTGATCCAGGATTCAATGCAATGCGGAGTTGACGTTGGATGGACTCAACTTCACCAGCATCGCCAGAAGCAGATCCAGGAGCTCCATTGTTGTTTGCCAACTCGGAAACGGTATCGCCAATTTCCAGCACGTCAGAAGAGGTGCCATCAACTTCGACTTCCAGTTTGCGGGTCTCAGGATCCCATGCAACGATCTTACCAGTAACACCACCAGACACAGCAGTGATGAAGTTGTCCTTCTCAAAGGATCCAACCAGTGCGCTGTTGTCCTCAAGGGTGACGATGTAGGTGTAGGAATAAACCTTACCGTAGATGTTAGCGTTGGAGTATGAAACTTCAGCGCCAGGAGTGAATTCCCACTCGTTAGCAGTAGGTTGTGCAAGATACAGGACCTGATCAGCACCAGCGTCGGTCATGACCACGCGGATGGAGTTACCAAACTTACCTGCGGTCTTTGCTGCCCACTTCCAGTTGTTAGCAGCAGTCTCTACGCTGGTCTCATACTCTTGAGCATTTTTGATCAGAGGAGCAACAACGCCAGTAGCGGTTGACTCAGCGATCTCAGTCTTCTGAGTAGTAACGTTGACCAGAGTAACGGTCGATCCATCGGTGTGTGCCTGAGCGGTTGATCCCAGGACACCACGGGTGACATTCAGGTTGTTACCAGAAACACCAGTGATTTGCAGGTACTCATCGTCAATTCTGACATAGGAGTTGGTGCCACCAGCAAGTGCGGTTGCAGAGGTAACGGTCAGGGTGCCATCCGAATCGGTGAAGGTTGCACCTTCGTTGATTGTTGAGGAGGTGCCAGCGGCTTCGATCAGAGTGATAGGAGCAGCAGCGGCGTGAGATGCAGCAGAAGTTGCCAGTTGACCACGGAGGACGGTAACGTCGTTACCAGCCACGCCCTGGACGGTCAGCAATTCGGAGTCAATCAGGAGGACATCGTTAACGTCGAAGTCGGTTGAAGACTCAACAGTCAGAGTGGTGTCGCTTGCGCTGAATGATGCAACGATAAACTGTGCAGTATCAATTGCGTTTTTCAGCGAAGAGTTGTATGCTCTGACGAGCTTCAAGACGCCGCCGTAAATAAGATACTGAGCAGCAGTAAACCAATACTCGTAGTTATACTCGGTGGGGCGACCGAAAATTGCGAGAAGTTCCTTCTCGCTAGTAACTGTTGTAACCTCTTCTACGGGACCTTTTTCAAAGGCACCAACGAGTGCTGCTACGTTATCAACGGTAGCGTTTACGACGTTGGTAAGATCCCTTTCAAGTACAACAACCCCTGGTGAAAGCTGTGTAGATGCCATCTGTAAATCTCCTGAATGAATCAAGTTCGGATGCTGAAATTATTTATTAAAACGTATAATTTCAGAGGGGAAACTTGACGTGATCACCAGTCAGGATAGTCTGTGATCCATTTCCTAGGTTGCCTTCTGGATTTTACTACTCTTTTGATAGTGCATTTCTTACACTCGTAGGAGTATGCTGATGGACTTTTACCTCTATCGGGTCTTGTCTTATAAAAATCTTCTACTAATGAGAGAGTTCGTAAACACTTCCTACATTGCCTTTCGGCAAAAATTAGATCGCCTAATTCAAACTCCTCTTCAAAATCCATTAGCGATAGTCCCACATAAACGACATGTCTCCATAATCACCGACAGTCTCCGTGGTATTCCATACCTGACCTTCAGGATCAACAAATGTTTCTTCTCCTGAAAGACCATCATCCATAAATCCAAATGGTGCCATATCTGCATCGATTGCTTCTTTCTGCTCTTGATACATTCGAGCACGCACATCAGAGTCATGCAACTCTCTGAAGTAATCTGATGTTGCCAACCATGAGAAAATGACCAGACACATAGCAAGGTCATCATTACAACCTTCTTCTGCTTCCCATGCCTGACCCTTTTGAATGAAAGTCGTCAACTCTGCAATAATATCATAGTCGGTGAAGATGAGTTTATCATCCTCAATCAACTGCTTCATGTTTGCACATCCAGTCTTCTTGACTGTGGTGGACATCTTGACACCCAGTTGCACTTTAGATCCAGAGAATCCCTGACCCACCACCTGACCAGCACGTCCGCGCATCGATGCCATAAGGAGGTTGTCATACTCCAGATCAAACTGAAGAGTGTCTGCTACCTGCCCTCCAATATCATTGACTTCCACCATGACATAAGCATGGTTATATGTCCTAGCGACTTGATCAATAACGTTAGGGAAGAGTAGTGGTTTAATTGTATTGTTTCGATACTTTGCTACCAGTTTATATGGGATGGTAGTTGTGTCCATGACAACAAATGCTGAGTAGTCTTTAGTAAGACCCCTAGCAACGTCAACTGTCATGACATATGTGTGATCTTCTTTAGGCTCCTCATACACATCTAGACCAGCATTAGATGTGATGGGATCATCGTAGACCAGTGTCTTGAGTTTCGATGATGTAATTAGTGTGTTGACCGATCCCAGGAATTCGCATTCAAACTCCTGGTTAAACTGCTCTTCTGATGTGTTGCGGATCGTCTGCTCTTTCCACTCAGCATCTCTACCAGGCACCTCAGACCAGTGGACCTCAGTAGTAACATATTCATTCTTGCCCTTCTCTGCGTCATGCCAGAGTTTGTAAAACATATTCATCCCCTTGGGCGTGGAGATGATAATCACCTTGGTTGATTTACCAGAAGAGATAGTAGGATACACAGAGCTAAAGAACTCGTCAGCAATGTGAGTCGGAATGAACGCGAATTCGTCCAGAAAAATGATATTAAAAGACATGCCCCTGACAGCAGAAGCGGAAGTAGATGCAGCCATGATCTTACTTCCATTCTCCAATTCCAGACTACCTCTGTTCCAGTTGACGACGCCTTGCTGGAGCCACTTGGGGAGGTTTTCATAAGATAGTTGGAGACGTTGGAGCATTTCTCTTGCCGTCGCTGCCTTGTTAGCAAGGATGGCAATGTTGACGTTATCGTGGAAGATTGAATACCACAGCAGGTATGCCGTCACAACCGTGGACTTACCAGACTGACGAGGAAGTTTAGCGATATTGAATCGATTATCATTAAACCGATTTACCATCTTCTCCTGAAAATCGTACAGGGTAAATGGCACCAGACCTTTATCCAGTGAGATAATCTGAATATACTTTTTGATAAAGTATACAGGATCTTGACTGCACTTGATAAACTCTTGGACTTCCTCTTTAGTAAAATCTTGCGCGACATTAGCACGCTTTAGATTAGGATTACCAAGATAGATATCAGTCTGGTTTGACATTACTCAATAGGGGGGAATGGTCTATGATTTGGAGACTGGAATTGTGCATGATATTCCATTTCCTCATCCTGACCAGGACAAAATTGTAAAGCAACACTAAAACGTGCAGGAGCATCTGCTAACACACTAGGTGGTTTAGCACCATGCTTTATGTTTCCAGGAAACATAATAACACGCCCTGGTTTAGGCACTACTGTATCTATACACTCACCATCTTTGTAAAAGACAGTTTCTCCACCCCACTCAGGTTTCCAATTAAGGTTGGTATATACCATGGCAGTCAACGCCCCGTTATATTCACCATCAATATGCAAAGCAGGACTATCCCCAGGACGGAAAGCATTATATACCACTCGATGAAAGTCTGGAATGACAGTTGATTTAATCCTAGAGTTGAGGCACTTGATAAGAAAATCTTCAAAGTCTCCATAGTTTGGTTTATCAATAGCACGACCTAAAGAATAGGTAGCAACACCTTGATCTGTACTATCATCAAAGATTAGTTGCCACCCATCAAATCTCTCCATGTATTCATTCATCCACCAAATTTCTTGGGTGGTGAAAACATTATCAAATTTTGAAATCATTCTACCAAAGTGCCGTAAGATCTGCGAATTTCTCGTAATTCTTCAAAGTCTTTTTGCTTAGTGCCACCATCATATGCCCATGCATAACCTTCGGTGATCATCTGTTCGTTGAGGGAGAGTTCTGCGTCCCCGATGTATAACCACCCGAGAAGACGCCCATACTTGCCCATACCACCAACAAGCTCAGTGCGGATAATGAGATCATCGTCGCCAGAGATAGCACCTTCAAGCTTGTCCTTAAGCCAGTTGGTGGCATCGTATCCCAGTGCCTTCTCTTCAAGGTCGCGTGTTCGTTTCTCTGGCGTATCGACTCCTGCAACTCTGACCCTCTCTTTTTTGTAGAGGTCAAAACCCAAGTCAATTGTGACATCAATTGTATCTCCGTCAAGAACTCTGTTGATCTCGATCACTCGGAAATTGTAGCAGCTCTTCCTGCTGGGTGGGGTCATTGCTCCCATGGGATTCTCTTTTGTCAACTCCTAATATATAGGCCACGACATAAAAAACCCCTACTAGGAGCAAAATGATCGAAAAGATCACACTCCAAACGGGGTCATTTATATCATTCAGTGGGCGGAGTAGGAGGTTCATGACGACTAAAAGGTTCCCAATGTTCCCATCCATATTTATGGACCGCCCACATACCTAGGATGGGAACGAATACAAGTAAGAACCCCATGACTCCTAAACACCATGGGGTATTCATCACTGCTCTCACAAATAATTGCACATGTGTCATAGTTTATGATTTTTAACTGGCCATGTGATTTCCATTCCTACTGTAAGTAGAAGGATAAATGTAAAAATGAATACGGTGCTTATCATGCTGGATAATCCCACTTGGTTATAAGGTGCGTTTTGTGCTCGGGACCCCACCCGCCACGGTAGATATAAGGGACAGTGCGAATTGGACAACTATCACCAGTACACAGAAGGTCATCTACAATCCTCCAACTCTCCATGACTTCTTCAGCATGGACAAAGTGTGACTGATCACCATTGATAGCATCATACAAGAGTTTTTCGTATCCATCAATTGCTCTTTCTTGTGGATATGCATATGATAATGTAGCAAGCTCCAAATCATCATTGAGTCCAGGAGACTTCATATCCATACGAATATCAAGATGAGGATTTGGTTGAAGACGTATCACAATACGATCACCAGTTTCACCTTCATATAATTTGAGTGGTGGTGTCTTTAACTTAATTACTACCTCTACGCATTGATATGGCAGTTTCTTACCTGTCATGACGTTAAAAGGAACTCCCTCCCAACGCCAGTTATCAACGAATAAAGTGCCAGCGAAATAGGTAGGAGTGCCAGACTGAGGATCAACGCCCTCTTCATCACGGTAACCATCGTATTGACCCAGAATAACATTCTCAGTCATTCTAGTGGCGGCAAGCACTTTTGTCTTTTCTCGTCTGACTTCTTTTGCTGACATTCGAGAAGGTGCTTCCATTGCTATCAATGCCAACACTTGCAGAATGTGATTCTGCAGCATATCCCTGACAGCACCAGCGGTCTCATAATACTGGGCACGACCCTCACAACCAATAGTCTCAGAAGCAAATATCTGCACTTCTTCTACATACTGGCGATTCCAGAGTGGCTCAAGAAGAATATTACTAAACCGTGTAGCAAGAATATTATTGACAGTATCTTTGCCGAGATAATGGTCAATGCGATATACTTGTTTCTCGCGTAGACATCTAGCAACAACAGTTGATAGAT